TGTTTTGAATATTTGAGTGTATCCGAAGTCATCGTCCATTTGTCCACTCCAAGCATCTGGTGAACCTGAACCCTCTTCAAAAGAAGTACCAATTACCATACATTTTGCATTGTCATCCAAAACATCTGAGTCAGTGCTACCTGAATCATTTGGTAATGATAAAACCTTACCAGTAAATGATGCAACTGCATCTGAACCAGCAGTTCCTGAAAAGGAAGGAGCTGTTTCAATCCGGACAAGAACTTGCGACACATCAACACCACTAATAGCTGCAGTTTTTGTATTTACTGCAATTACCATTCCTTTTACAAGGAATTGTGGTGAATAAGTACCACTTGAATCTCCACCAGCTTGTGCATTATCACAATCTACTGAAAAAGAATAAGAACTTCCTGCGGATACTGCAGAACTGCCATTAACAGCTGCCGCAAGCAAAAAGCTTCTATCAGACCAATCGGTTTTACTTCTATCTTCTAAGAATCGGAAAACAGGATCATCAGTTGGGACTTTACTAACTTTTGATAGATATACAAAAAAAGGTGATTCTTCAGGAGCAAGTTCTGCTACCCGGTCACCGAAATTATATAATCGTCTATTGTCAGGGGTGGTCCCGTGAGCTGAAGCATGAGAATTAGACGCACTTTGGGCAACATCTGTTACCTTTAATTGTCCTTGATTTACTGCCATAGTAAACCTCCATACTTATTTGTTTTCATTTTCAATTAAACAAAACAAGGAACCATCAATACGTTACTAAGGTAACTTATTAGTTACACCAGTAGAGTTCAATATTTGATCCCATACTTTAGACGCATCAGATTTACGTGCTGGGCCGCTTTGATTACTCTGCGTGCCAGCTGTACGTGGTGCCTGTGTTTTTGTTTTCGGAATAGCTACATTAGACCTTTGAGCGTTATTTCCGCTTGTTTCACGCCACATTTTAACAAGAGCACCTACTGGTACACTTTCTTTTGGCTGTGAAATAAACTCCATAAATTCATTTATTTCGCCATCACTCATATTATGTGACTGACGTAACTCATTCCTTGTGTTATTTACCGTCATATTATTTTCTATGCGATTAATCTCGGTATCTAAAACAGAATGTACGAGATTAGCTTCGCTTTGAACTCTCATTTGATATGACGGTGAATTGGGCTTATAATAAGCATCCCAAGGGTTAAACTCATCTTCAGTAATTTGAGGAATTTGAGGCTGTTTAGATTGTTGAGCTTCTTCCTTTTGAGAACTTAAATAATCAGTAAGAGCAGTTTGCATCTTAGTATTTTCAGCTTGCGCTTTATCATACATAGATTGCCACTTCTTTACTTCATCTTCAAGCGGATTAGCTTCATAACCTTCATCGGCTTCCATTTCCTGCGATTCTTGAACTTCCTCATTTTCAGAAAGTTCTTGACTTTGATCAAGTTGCTGTTCTTCTACAGCTTGTGCTTCAGCTTTTGCCATTATTATTCCTTTCTAAGATGTCTCGATTTCTTCCATAGCTGGACTAACATCGCCACCGACCAGAGCATCTCTCTGTTGTGCGATAGCATTTTTTAATCTCTCGGATTCGAGCATCACCTTATTTGTTAATTGATTAGCATTTACTCTTCTATCAGCTTTGGCGTCTGATGATACAGAATCAAGTCGAGATTTAAATTTTTGAACCTCTACTCGTTTCTTGTCAGCAACAGACTCCCTGCGGGCAGTTTGCAGATCACCCTGCAAATTCTTTATTTGTTCTTGCAATTGTGCGTTAGCACCCTGCAATTGTTCAATTTCACCAAATCTTTTCATTATACCTTCTTTGTCAAATATCTCGGGATTCTTCTTAAGAACCTCAAGTTTATCTACAATGCCTAACTGAAAGGCTTCCAAATATACATTAAGTTCGGCATATTTGGAAGTAGGTAACGTAGAACCGGGAACAATACGTACATCATGCTGTTCAATATTGTTCTTATCCTTTTGTATATCTAAAATTGTTTGCGTAGCGTCATCATAAAAGTTGATAGTAACTTCATTTAAGTCATTATTTGCTTGCGCAGTTCTAAAATATTTCTTATACGTATACTGTTGTTTACACAACGCATACATTATACGTCCAAGTTTTACAATGCTATGTTCTATATCACGTAATTTAGCCTTACTACGTTCTGATCCAAGTGCAATCATTTGCTGTGTACCTTTAAACGTTTCAGGTGCTTTATCAGACACACCGTGCATTAACTCTGGTATACCAAAAACAAAATCAATATAAAATTCACATTGTTGTATTAATCTATAAAATTCTGAAGCTAATGGTGTTGGTGCAGGATAATGAGGTTCTCCTTGTGAACTATCTACCTCAATTACTGCATTTGGATTAGCCCAATCACGTTCAAGTTGATCAAGTCCATTGATAGCACTACCAACAGGAACAAGTAATTTTAATCCAGCTGATGCCTGCGCATGAGATAAAGCAAGACTCCATAGCTTATTTAATAATCTTTGCATAGGAATTGCTCTGGATACGTCAGAACGCGGATATGGAGTTTCAGTCCAGTTGTTTGGAAACGGTATAATAGGATAATCACTTATGTTTAAAACATATTCATCCAATACTATTTCCGCACACGATGCTGTTACTCCTACTCTTGTCTGCATAAACGCTTCATAAGCAAGTCTATTCATTTCAAAATCAAGAGAACGTTCTTCAAATACTATATTAAATTCTTCTTCAGTTAATATTGATTCTTCACCAGACTCTACGTCAATTAATCTGTAAAAAGGTACTTTAACTTTATAAAAACGTTCTAATACCTGATATTTATTTTCTCTCCAGTAATCATAATCTTTTACTTCTGCTGGAGTATATACATCACGACTTGTTCTATTTTGAGCATCTGGATAATCTTCATCTTGAAACGTAGATAAATCTTCAATAATACCAGATTCTAATTCTCCAGTCTCTTCATTCATTTGAGGACCAATTTCGGGGTAGAGGTTAACGAGCTGTTCGCCTGTTAAGATAGTTGATAAAATAATTCCGTCAGCATCGGAAAACCATCTATCTCGCGAAGACGGGGGAACGTAAACCCTGAAAGGATTGATATGAGTAAACCGAACGTCACCCCTACCCATGTCTGCTTCTCTATCTACGTAAGCATATAGGTATCCAATACCTACGGTAGAAAAATCATGTATTGCTTGTTTAACGTGCGAATCACCATCAGAGTGTTCCCATACAGAACCAAGCATTGTTTGCCAAACTTTTGCCATCTTACCATCGCTGTCTTCACGTGGTAACGCTGTAAACACTGGCGGACGAGCAGTCATAAATGATTTCATTTTTTCTACTGCGGGAGAAACTCTATCCATTGGAATGTCAGCTTGATTACGTGATTGTAATTCATCTGATTCACCGGAGCTAAAATGATTGCCAAGATAAAAATCTATATCTTTGCGGGCTACCGCATCCCACTCATCGCGAGCATCTCGCCAGCGTTTAAATAATTCTTCGTTATATTCGGCTCTTGGATCTTTATCTATCACGATCTTGCTCCAGTAAGCCAATTATATTTTTTAAATGTTTTCTTAACTCTATTAATAGTATCTGAACCTTTATCAAATCTTCCACTCGCTGGTGGTCTTGCAAAATAATCTGCATAATATAATGCGTCCATTAAGTCATCATGTCTTGAAACAGGATGTTCAAAGAACTCATCTACTAACTCTGTCATGGTTTTACGTACATACAGTTTCTTGGAATTTACAATAGGTCCTAAAGAAGTTTCAAGTCTATCTTGTTTTTTTATTCCTCCGGGTGGTTTTACTCCCTTAAATACACCTGGTACTAATCTTTTGTCTGTAGCTGCAAGTCTTGTAGTCATATCACGTACCATTTCCTGTGCGGCTACGGTTTCAATAGTAACTCTACGTACTGGAGAATATTTATTTGCATATCTTATTATTACGTCCGGTAAATCAAACGTAGGGATTCTATTACGAAAATAATCTAAAACATAGCGATTTTTTTCTGAGTCAACACCAATAACCATTATTACTTGGTAATCTGACGTAGATGTTGCAGTTGCAGCAATATCAACACCTAAATAAACATTTATAGGAATTTTTTCTCCCTTCATTTCTAAAAAGCAAAAATTACCTTCACTAACAAATGAACCATTATGATATTGTATATTATCTATTTTAAACGATGCAGATGATACATCACGTGCATCATTCATATATTCCTGAGCAAACTTGTTAAGCATACCCATTTCAGCAAATTCTGCTTTTTTACGATCTAATTTCTTTATTGGAAACTGTTCTGCCCATATAGGCTTATCATTTTCTATTGCTCTATAAAAGTTTAAATCCCAAGGATATTCTTCTTTATTTTCTTTTGCATCGTTAAATCCATCTACAACAGTCTGTAAAAAACTATCAAAGTGTACAATTGTACCTGATAACCATATCCATCCTTCTCTGCCGGGAGATTCCTCAAGCGCTGGATATACTGTAGATACAACCCATTTTTTAATTTCCGATCTACGTTCTGGTGTTTTTGTATTTAATTCTGATTCAAAGTCATCAAGTATGATACCAGTATAACGTACATCAATTTCTGTACGTCCACGTAAGCGCTGAGTTGTACCTTTTGCTATTATCCTATCTCCTTTAGCAGTTACTAAATCTTTTTCTGTCCAACGTTTTCCTACTAAATCTCCACCTAATCCTCCAAAATAGTATTCAATAGACTTGTTTGTTTCCAAATGATTACGTATGTATTTTAAATGATCAATAGCCTGCCCCTGTTCTTCTGCTACCCAAGCAATAAAATTACGATCATCTTCAGATGAAAAACATATTTTATGTAATATTGCAGCTTTTGCAAGAATTGACTTACCAAAACCACGGGGCAGTATATTACAAATACGTGCGCCCGGTCTTGTAGTAATAAGTTCTTTTGCTATTTGATGGTGAAAAAAAGGTGATTGACTTTTATTTAAAAAATCATTAGGTAAAAACGCACGTCCAAAGTAAATAAGGTCTTTATAGGACTTTGCAAGTATCCTATCCTTCTCTGTTAATTCAGAAGGTGGACTTATGATATTAAATACTTTATCTTTGCCCAAGGTATCGAACTCGTTATTTCTTCAAAATAGTACGCTTTATTCATAAAAGCATACTCAATTTTAGATTCTTTTCTTTTTCTTCTTAGCATATCGTGCCTTTCTATCTAAATCTCTTTGTAATGGAGTCATCGCTCCGCGCACCGCACCAGCATACGTAGCAGTACCATCTTCATTTAAATGACCACGTTTTATTAATATTGCTTTTGCCATCTTTTCTGCTTTATCAAAACTCAAGTTTTCTTTACTTGCTAATTGAAATGTTAATCTTTTTAGTAGTACTGACATTTTATCATCTCCATTATTACTTCTGAACACTGAGGAACTATTGCGTTTCCGAGTCCTTTAAGTCTGTCCACCCTGTTGGGAATCCCATTAGCCACTCTACCCACGTTGGGTTCAGTGATCCAGTAACTTCCTTTTGTTTTACTACTGTATTCAGCGGTAATGAATTTCTCCTGTATTGACTCGGTCCACCATTGTTCTTTGCGTCTTGAGCTGTTGGAGTTGGAAAATTCTTCGGTTCTGGAAGTAATCCTTTCTCTATTGCGTTTAGTTGATCGTTTAAATTCAATGGCATTTTTCTTTTTATCCTGCTTTTCATATTTTTGTAAGACCTTTTTTCTCTCTCCATGTTCGCATCTGGGGTACGCCACAATTTTTTCTTTGGTAATTGCTTTTTCCCCTCCATTAGCTCGGCTAAACCTCGACCGTATCCTTCTGTCGTCCTGCCTGGTTCTTGACTTCTTGGGGTAGGCAACAATCCAGATTCTTTTTCTTCGATGCCAAGCTCCAACTTCGTCTGCTCCCATAGTTTGCCATTCTGCATCATACCCGATCTCGGCAAGGTCGCAGAGAACTCGTTTAAGTCCTCGATGAATGAGCATTGGGACGTTTTCAATGAGTGCGTATCTTGGTCGTACTTCGCCAATAAGGCGACACATTTCTGACCAAAGACCTGACCTTTTTCCTTCAATACCTTCTCCTTTTCCTGCTATTGAAATATCTTGACATGGAAATCCGCCTGTCATAAGAAAAATATCACTAAATTGATTACCATCCAATTTTTTTATATCATTATGGATTGGTACATTAGGAAAATTCTTATTTAACACTTTACAA